TGGATATCCGAGATAATAGTCAATAAGGTTACCGGTCATATCATCGATGGCCACCTTCGGGTCACGCTTGCCATGCGGAAAGGAGCCAAGGTTCCGGTCAAGTATGTTGACCTTTCAATCGAAGAAGAAAAGTTGGCGTTAGCGTCCTATGACTTCATCACCGGCGAAGCCGTCGTCGACGAAAAGATGATGCGCCTTATCCTCTCCGAGGTCGAGGAAGAATATCCGGATATGATGTTGATAAGCGATATCGAGGGGTCGATGATTGAGCCGACTAACGAGGTGCTGATGAACACCGGCATATTGCAAGCAAGGTTTCTTGTGCCGCCGTTTTCCGTTCTGGATTGCAGACAGGGTTACTGGAGGAATAGAAAAAAGGAATGGCTGTCGTTAGGTATCCAATCCGAGGTTGGCCGAGGCCCGAAATCAATTGAGTATGACAAGGATATCGCTCCGTCTGAAAACGCTTACAATCATGAGGACGGTTTGATTTATCACTCCGACAGCGGACGTGACCCACGATACTATGAAATGAAACGGGCGACCGAGTTGAAGCTAGGCAGGGAGATATCCACCGAAGAGTTCCAAACCTACTACTATAAGCCAGGGTCGTCGTTATCAGGCTCGTCGATATTCGACCCCGTGTTGGCAGAGATTTCTTATAAGTGGTACTGCCCTCCTGGCGGAAAGATACTCGACCCGTTTGCCGGCGGCAGCGTGCGTGGTATCGTGGCAGCATATCTTGGCTATGAGTATCACGGAAACGACCTCTCAGCCCGTCAAATCGCCGCCAACCGGCTCCAGGCGGAGAGTTGCCCAACTGGACGGTCGGAGATAGCACGGATATCGATGAAATTCTTCCAGGCGAGTACGACTATATCTTTTCCTGCCCACCATACTTTGATTTGGAAAAGTACTCTGAGCAAGATGGAGAGCTTTCCCAGATGAATTGGGACGAGTTTCGCACCGCTTACTTACACATTATCCACCAATGTGTTGCAATGTTGAAGGACAACACATTTGCCACATTTGTCGTTGGGGATATGCGGGACGGCGACGGGTTCTATCGAAACTTTGTTGGCCTAACCGCCGACCTATTCGAGGACGCCGGAATGAAGCTCTACAACGAGGCCATCCTCGTAACCACCCTGGGCAGCCTCCCCATTCGCACCGGCAAGCATTTTGCCGATGTGCGGAAGCTAGGCAAGGCGCACCAGAACGTCCTCACGTTTGTCAAGGGCGACCCAAAGATAGCAGCCCAGGCCGTCGGCGACGTGGAGATAATGGAACTGGTTACTACCAGCGAAGAAGATGGCAATGCGTAAGATAAGCAAACGCTTTCACGCTCAACTTCGGCCTTACCTTTGCGGGTTTTCCTTCTCCTTGCTTTGGCAGCCACCAATTAATGAGGAAGGGTTTATCATGAACCGGGACTATCAACTCGAATTGTCTTATCAGTTCCTTTGGTGGCAGGGCAGCCTCGTTTGGAACATCCCTGGAGAGGCGACAATAGCATGAGCCCGAAATGTGGACGCCGGCTCCATCGGTGTCGTGAATGCAAGTTCAAGTTCGAGGCTGGCGACCCCACCAAGATATGCCCCAGATGTAATGCCGAGAGGTTGTGCCGTCAGAGCGTCAGGGAGGAAGGTCTAGCGTGCCGGCTGCATGGAGGCGCATCCCTAAAGGGCATTGCGCATCCAAACTTCAAAACGGGAATGTACTCGGAGCACATGCCGAGAGAGCTAGACGATAAGCACACGAAGTTTATCAACGACCCCAATTGGTTGTCGCTCACAAATGAGCTGGCCGTTCTACGAGCAATAATGGCCAGACGCTTAGACGAGCTGGACGGTTACGCTTCCGCAGAGATATTCGCAGCGGCAAGGTCGACATGGCGTGAAGCGAAAGCCGCAAGCGACCGTAAGGACAGCAAAGAGTTGTATCGCTTATTCACCGAGCTAGGTAACATCTTAGAGCGTGGCGAGAGGTAACATCTTAGAGCGTGGCGAGCAGCAAACAAGGTTCGCTGAAAGAACGCTCAACGAAGTGCATAAGGGGGCCGAAGGCATACGACGATTAGTCGAAGCCGAGAAGAGCCTTGCGATAACAAAAGACGAGTTAGTCCCGATAGCAATCATCTTCGGGCTGGCTGATGTATTTCTCAGGAGTTTACGTGACCAAGTCAGAAACCTCGATGGCGGCCAGCAAGCCGTCTCCACTATCGGACAAGCCGTCTATGGATTTATGGAAGAATTCATGGGTACAGGAAGTCAACGAGATAGTGGAACCGACACCCCCAAAATCATCGACGCTCGCAGCACCTAAAGATTGGAAAGCCTGGATAAAGGCACTATTCCCCAAACACTTCACAAAAGCATTTGCTCCGCATCACGTGGAGTACTGGGAGTGGCTCTGGTCGATAGTTTCAGGCGTCATGCCACGCCCATTCATAGGAATATGGGCACGGGGCGGCGGAAAGACAACAAACGCCGAGGTGGGCGTCGTTCTGTTGGGCTGTTCGGGGGTTAAGAAATATTGTTGGTATATTCGGGAGACGCAAGACCAAGCCGATAAATCAGTTGAGAACATCGCCGCCCTACTTGAGAGCGACGAAATCATGGCCTATTATCCGGCCATGGGGGAGCGAGCTATCGGTAAGTTTGGTAAGCCTCGAGGCTGGCGGCGTTCCCGTTTGGTCACGGATGGTGGCCTGACAGTAGATGCGCTCGGGCTGGATACCGCAGCAAGGGGCGTGAAGTTCGAGGAACAACGTCCAGACCTAATCGTGTTTGACGATATCGACGGCGAGGCGGATACAGAAGTCACGACAGAAAAGAAGATAGCTAACCTAACAAAGAAGATTCTACCGGCGGGTTCGACCGATGTCGCAATCGTCGGTATCCAGAACCTAATTATCCCCAATGGTGTATTCTCTCGTCTATCGAACGGGTCGGCAGACTTCCTGCGTAGAGCAATCATTTCGGGACCTCACCCAGCGTGCCATGGCCTAGAATATGAACAGGTTGAAATTGAAGGCGAAGAACGGCTCGAGTATCGGGTGACAGCCGGCGAGGCGTTGTGGGCAGGTCAAGATATGAACGTAATCGAAGACCAAATCAATTTGTGGGGTCTACGGGCGTTCCTGAAGGAAGCGCAGCACGAGGTAGATATCCCCGAGGGAGCCTTGTGGAACCGGAGCCAAATCGACGACCACCGGCGGACTGAGCATCCAGATTTCCTTCGGGTTGGCGTTGGGGTTGACCCCCATGCCACGGTCGGAGAGACAGGAATTATAACCGTCGGTATCGCCGAGATAAAGCGTGTCATTCATGGGTGGGTTTTGGCCGACGACACCATCGGAGGGAAGCCTGACCAATGGGGGTTAGCGGTCGTCGCAGCATACAATAGGCACCTCGCAGATATCATCATTGGGGAGATAAACAACGGCGGCGATATGATTGAGAATGTCATTCGGAATGTCAAAGGCGGAGCCAACGTAAACTACGATACTGTCAGGGCGACGAGAGGGAAAATGCTCCGTGCAGAGCCGGTAGAGGTTCTTTATGACGAAGGAAGGATGCACCACATGGGGTATTTCCACGAACTAGAGTCTCAAATGTGTTTGTACGTCCCAGGAGACGCCTCCCCCAATAACCTAGACGCCCTAGTTTGGATAGTAACTAAACTCGTGTTAGAATACAAAGCGAAATCTACCGGAGCGAAATCCTCGCCTTACTAAAATAGGAAAACAAGATTATGCTAATTCCAGTCGCAGCAGATACTACTTTGCCAAGGCACGAAAGAGTTGTAATGGCTCGCAAGTATTACGACGGCCAGCACCCAACTCAACTCACCGTACGACAGCGTGAATACCTTCAAATGGCGGCCAATGCGCCTGAATTCAGGGACAATTACTGCCCTATCGTTGTCGATAGTTTGGCCGAGCGGCTAACTATCACCGGCTTCCTGGTCGAGGGCGACAAGGAAATCATGGCGGCCAACGATGAACTAAAAGATGGCACAGGAGAGCCGGCGCAGACTCAATCAGACACCATCCAGGAATGGTGGGCACGTAATAAGATGGACGAGAAACAAGGCATTCAGCACCTATCCGCCATTCGGGACGCCGATAGCTATTTGATTGTGGATTGGAGCGACGAGTTCAATATCCCTTTATTCTCGACCGGCATGGCGTGGGATGGGGAACAAGGTGTCGAGGTGGTCTACTCCTCAGAGAGTAAAACCGTTCCGCTTTTCGCTTTCAAACGCTGGAAGATACGTGGAGGGGAAAGATTGAACGTCTATTGGCCAGATAAAATAGAGAAGTATAAGATTTTACACAAGGTGGCGGGGGGAGCCATTATAGCCAAGGGCGTTCGCCTGTTCAAATCGGTTATCGGCAGCACCATTACTCCAGAGGAAGTTGTTGCGGCGGAGGCCGGCCAATGGGTGCTGCTTGATGAGAAGCCATGGATAGCCAAGGATGGTAAGCCGTTAGGCGTTCCCGTATTCCATTACTTGAACCGTGGCCAGGGTTACGTGTATGGCCAATCAGAACTAAAAGATATTATTCCTATCCAGAACGCTCTTAATAAAGCTATCATCGATTTGGTTGCGGCGGCAGACACGACAGCATTCCGCATCTACACCATGGTCGGCGACGACCCCTCAAATCTTGACGTATATCCTGGGGTGTGGGTTTACTCCGACAAGACCAAGGACGAGGTCGAAATCGGGCATATTCCTGGCGAGGACTTGACAGCCCTTATACAATTCAAGGACGCCTTCGCTTTCGAGGTTGCTCGGGTATCCAGAACCCCGTTATCTTTCTTCCAAATCTCACGGGCCGTGGCGGCGGAGGGGACGCTCAAGCAAGAGGAGGCCGGCCTAGTCGCCCGTGCTAAGAATAGGCAGATATCCTTTGGTAACACTTGGGAGAACGCAATCACGTTCGCTCGCAGACTGGCGCAGACGTTCGGCTCCGAATACGAACACATGAACGAAGATATGGATATCTCTGCTATATGGGCTGACCCCGAAACCCGCAATGATGAAGCGCAAATCAACATCTTCGGATTGAAGATTGAGAAGCTAGGCGTCCCTGCGGACGTGGTGTGGAGCGAAATCGGATACACCCTCGAACAGATAAAAGAAATGAAGTTGAACCCACTTTATAAGCAATGGAAGGAAGGCGAGACATTCTGGCAAGGGG